CTAAATTATGGCAATCACTGACTTAGATTCAATCTTCCGGGCCGGTGAGCCGTGGCCCCCTACATCCGAGGCTGCTCGCCTCCAGGCCTATGAGCGGTACTCGAAGCTCTACGAGGGCGACCACGACGCCGTCTTTCAGGACGTGAACCCCAAGGAGCTCGCCCGGGTGGGGATGGATCTTAACTGGTTCCGGCGGATCTGCACGCTCTTTTCAGACCTCCTGTGGGGAGAGACGCCTCGATTCGAGGCCTCCAAGGGCCAGGAGGCCTTAGACCGAATACTGGAGGTCAACAGGTTCCACCTCACCGCCTACGACGCCACCGTCGACCTGATCAAGTACGGGACGGGGCTCTTCAAGATCCGATTCGACAAGCGCGGGATCATCGAGGCGATCGATCCCCGGCTCTGGTTCCCGGTATGCAATCCGGACAACGCCGCCGAGGTTACGGCTCATATCTTAGCCTGGACGGTCTACACCGACGAGGACGGGAAGGACGAGCCCTATCTCCGGCTGGAGATCCATCATCCCGGGAAGATCGAGAACCGCCTCTACAAGCTGAAAGAGGGGAAGATCGAGAAGGCCGTAGACCTCGCCACCATCGCCAGATACGAGGACCTCGCCGACGAGATCGAGACCGGGATCGAGGACTTCCTCGTCGTCCCCATCCACAACCTGAAGGCCTCCAACGCCGTGGCCGGAAGGTCCGACTTCACCGACCTGGAGGACATCGTCCACGAGATTGAGAAGAGGGCCGCTCAGATCTCCAGGGTCTTGGACCAGCACGCCGACCCGAAGCTGATCGCCCCCGCCAACCTCGTAACCATCGACCCCACAACAGGCAAGGCCTACTTCACCGCCTCCGGGTCCCGGGTCTTCGTCGTCAACGAGGGCGAGACTGCACCCTCTTACCTCACCTGGAACGCCGAGCTCGCCGAGGCCTTCCGCCAGATCGAGGTAATGGAGGATCACCTCCGGGCTGTGGGGGAGATCTCGCCGGCGATCCTGGGAGACGTAAAGAACGGGCTCGCAGAGTCCGGGTCCGCACTGAAGAGGCTGGCTTTGCCGACGTTGGCAAAGGTCAACAGGCTGCGCCAGAGGATCGACCCACAACTAAAGGAGGTTCTCCGGGTCTGCGCCGACCTGGAGATCGCCTCCAGGATGAGCGGGGCGGCGGCGATCGAGAACCTCACGATCGCCTGGAGGGATGGGCTTCCCGCCGACGACATGGAGAACGCCCAGGTCGAGAGCCTCCGGACAGTTGCGAAGCTCACCTCCAGGAGGGCGGCTCTGTCCAGGCTGGACGAAGGGGCCACCGAGAAGGACATCGACGCCGAGCTCGCGGCGATCGAGAAGGAGCTCGAAGCCGATCGGGTCGCTGTTATCGATAATGAACCGTTGAAGCTTGAGATGGAGGAGCCGTAGCTCCCCTTCTCGTCTCCCTCTGTGGACAAACGGGAAATTATAAATATAAGTTCGTCCTTATTGTACACTACGGCTACGTGAGACCGGTAACTCTTGCGGAGATGTGTTTAAGTGGCAGAAGATGAGCTATTTACCAAAGAAGACGTTTCTAGAATCGTTAGCGAGAGACTCAAACGAGACCGTGAGAAACGCGGGGACGCGACCCTGATCGCGGAAAATGCCGATCTCAAAGCTCAGATTGCGACCCTCAAAGGCGAGGTCGACGACCTCCGGGCCGCAAACAAGCGAAGTGAGACAACTGCTTTGAGAGCGAGGATCGCCAAAGAGACCCACCTCCCGGAAGGGCTCGCCTCCCGCCTCCAGGGCGAGGACGAGGAGGCGATACGGGCGGATGCTGCGAAGCTTCTGGAGGAACTCGGACCCGCCAAAAGCGTTGGCCGGGGATCGAATCCGCCGGATACCTCCCCGAAGACCTGGACGAAGGCCGAGGTCGAGGCGATGGCACCTGAAGAGCTCGTCGAGTACATGCCACAGATCGAAAAACAACTTGCAGAAGGTACATTGAGATGAGTCTACAAAATTTTATACCCACGATCTGGAGCGCAAAACTGATCGAGGAGCTCCAGAAGGCCCTTGTTTACGGTGGATGCTGTAACAAGGACTACGAGGGCGATATCAAGCAGGCAGGGGACCGTGTACGGATCGGCGGGCTTTCCACCGTCACGATCAGGAATTACAGCAGGAACGTTGACATCGAGGACCCCGAGGACGTCATCGCCGCCACCGCCGAGCTTGTTGTCGACCAGGAGAAATACTACAACTTCGCAGTCGACGACGTCGACGCGGCCCAGGCTAAACCCACGGTGATGAGTGCGGCAATGAAGAACGCTGCCTACGAACTGGCCGACACCATAGACCAGTACGTGAGGGATATCCTGATCGCCGGAGTCTCCGAAGACAACTTGCTCGGCTCCGACGACTCCGACATCGTGCCAAATTCGACAGCGGGAACCTGCGTCTACGACTACATCCTCGAAATAGGAGAGAAGCTCTCCGACTCCAAGGTCCCCAGGCAGGGCCGGTGGATAGTCATCCCGCCGTGGTGGACGACCATGCTACTGTCGGATGCGAGATTTACCGCAGCTCCGGCCACCTCCGCCGACGCCCTCAAGAACGGCTTCATCGGCAGAATCGGGGGGTTCGACGTGCTCGAATCCCACAACGTCAAAAACACGAACGGCGACCACTACAAGGTAATCTGCGGAACCAACGCCGGGGCAACTCTCGCGGTGCAGATCCTGAAGACGGAAGGCTACCGGCCCCCCAAGAGGTTTGCGGATGCGATCAAGGGCTTGAGCGTCTACGGTGCGAAGGTTGTACGGCCTGCGTGTCTCGGGTTGATCACCACCGCGAAGAGCTAGGAGGCTGAAAAATGGTAAGAAGTGCAATCACGGTTAACGCCCTCGACGGGGCCTTCAACAACCACGAGACCGCCGACACGATCGACAAAGACAACGACCACACGATCGCCGGGGCCGACGCCTACCGCTACCTGATCCTGAGCTTCGAGCTCTCCGCGGCCACCGCCGGGGATACGATAACGCTCGTGGCCGGGACCGCTGGACCTGCTTATCTGAGGGACCAGGGCGACCTCGTCTTCTCCGCCGCCGGTGGAGCTGAGAGGGCATGTATAGGGCCTGTGGAGAGCGGCAGGTTCCTCCAGACCGACGGCTCGATCTCGATCGACGTCGCCGGGACCTCGATCGCTGGAACCATCGATGCCTACGGCATAGAGTAACAATAATCCATAGACTGACACCAACCGGGGGAGGAGACACTCCCTCCCCCACACCTGGTCATCGAGTCAATCGGTGACTCATCATAGCTCCGGAAGGGTGAAAATCCCTAAACCAGGCGGGCGGCTGGTCACTGCCCGCCACCTAATCACTTTTAATTTCATTTTCCGATTTTAATAATCACCAGGATGCCCCAGGATCGCGTTTCTTTGTGGGGGGCGGTAGTTATACCCTTCTGGCATTTGAACCACCAAGCTTATCCCGCCCCCCATCCCACAGTGTGGGTATGGCATCGAGGAGGATCACCATATCGGATGAGAGTTACCGCGCCCTTCAAGCCGAGGGGCTCGTCCAGGGGAGGGGGCCGGATACGCGTCATGCTGGAGGCTGGCGAGCTGGAAGAGGAAGGCGAGGAGTCCACAAGCTGACAAGAATCCGGGGGATTTTGTCGCCCATGGGTCCAGTGATATCGGAGCGGGCTTCCAGGCCATTGATTTCGGAGACTGACCCTGAAGTGAGACACGAGGCCCTTCATCAAATTGTAAATCTGGTAGCTTGCAATTGACAGGGAGGCGAGAGGGCGATTGCAACGGCGCTAGTTCTGTGATATTCCCGGGCCGGATGTGCAAAATATCACAGAACCGATTAAGAAGTTTCGGAAGTGCAGCAGTACCGACTTTAGCGGAAAATTCGGAATCGCTCATTCCAGACTTGTTTACTGCTTCGCGAACCCTGCCCCACATACTATGGGAATCTGATTGATCCGTCGCGTAGACGTATGGTTAAATGGATTGAGTTCGAGCTCATCCGAGGGGGCCTCTCGGAGCAGTGGCGACCGATAGCGGTTTTTTGGCGGGAATTTTGAGCGGATGCG